CACGGGTCCATCATCAAGGAGGAGGTCCCTGGACTCCTCCTTGCCATTCTGATTATCGTTTGTGCCCTATATTTGTCATACAGGATCATCAGGATGACCGTTTGTAGCGCCGTTCGCTTTTGGCGTTGGTGTTGGCGCGATGAACGGGACGTGTATATTGACACCATGCTCAGGGAGGAGGATGGTGTCGCTGGTACTGGTAAGAAGCCGAGCCGGGTGCGCAGGGGTCCAAATCACCTTGGTAGAGATCAGCTTGTTAGGGAGCTTGTTCTCATACTCAAGGAGCGACATGGAGCTCCTCTCCCGTCCGCCGCCAATCTCAAGATGCTTCGTTGTGAGGTTCGCGAGTTGTTGGAGGGACATGGTGTTCATGAGGGGCAGCGGTTATCTATCATAACTCGTGCTGTCGCTCTGGCCACCATCCCCTCCGATGATGAGATAGAAATGCAACGCATGCTAGCCAGCTCGTCTGCGTACGAGCGCGGCTATTGGCGCACCTCCTTTTAGGGGGGCTTGGTAAGGATTCCTTCGCGATCGTATCGTTCGACGATCTCGCATCCTGACTTGAAGGTTATCCGTCGCCAGGCTACAGTCAGGCCCCGAGAGTCAACTCATTTTTGTGGGTTATCCCCCCCGCGCACTCTCGGGACTTTCGCAGGGGACATCAACACCATGGCAAGTGCACTCCTGGAGAGGATGTACTTCTGCAGAGTGGATGGGGAACTTAAACCTCCTCTTCCTGTTGATGATTGGATCGTCAATGAGCGATGTGGATGGTTTGCAGACGGTTTGCGTTCATACATTCCCTCTTTCACCCCGGTTTCCCTGTGGGACTTCTCACAGATGTATAAGGGTCCGAAGAGAGTCGTGTATGAACGGGCAGTCAACTCACTATATTCCACACCCGTTCGTCGGCGAGATGCTGAGTCAAACTCTTTTGTCAAGCGCGAGAAAGCCAAGTTTCGTAAGGCCCCTCGCTGTATACAACCAAGAGATCCAAGGTACAATGCTTCAATTGGACGGTACTTGAAACCGCTTGAACACCATTTGTATAAAACTGTTGGCAAACTGGTTGGTGAGGGTGTGGTCATCACGAAAGGGTTAAATTTGGTCAGCACCGCTGGCTGTTTGCTCCAAAAGTGGTCATCATTCCGCCACCCAGTGGCTTTAGGCTTAGATGCCACAGCTTTTGATGCTCATGTTTCCCCTGCGTGGCTTCGTTGGGAACATGGCATATACAATGGCATTTTCAAGTGTGATAAGCTTGCGAAACTTCTTACCTGGCAGATAAACAATAAAGGTAAAAGTTTTTGTCCCGATGGCAAGCTCAAGTATTCCGTACAAGGTAGAAGATTTTCCGGCGATATGAACACTGGATTGGGAAATTGTCTCATCATGTGTTCAATGGTTTACTCTTATGCCAAGCACAAAGGCGTTAAGATTAATCTTGCGAACAATGGTGATGATTGCGTTGTGTTCATGGAGCAGGAGGACCTAGATCGGTTTTGCGATGGTATCAGCGATTGGTTTAATGAAGTTGGATTCCGATTGACTTTCGAACCTCCTGCCTACAATTTCGAGGCTATTGAGTTTTGTCAAATGCATCCGGTTTTGATTGGTGATGAATGGCGTATGGTGCGGACTCCCAAGGTGGCATTCGAGAAGGACACCATGTGCACCCTCACAGTCTCTGATGATGAGTATCTTTCGTGGTTAGCTGGCGTTGCTGATTGTGGTCTTGCCACAGCCAGTGGCGTCCCAATCATGCAGGAGTTTTATTCTTGTCTGAAGAAGGCTGCAGGAGGACGTGTTGCACCAGAGCGTCTTGTGGAGTATACCGGCATGAAGCATTTGTCTCGTGGAATGGAGTCTAAGGTCGTGCCAGTGGAGGAGGCTAGCAGGTTTTCCTTCTGGCTTGCCTTCGGCGTGGACCCTGACACCCAAAGAGCCATCGAGGCTGATCTCCAACAAGAGAGAAGCACTCGGAAGCTTGATGGGTTCGTGGCCACTCACTGGCCTTTAGATGTTTCCACACCGACCAATTATCCTAAGTATTAACTATGCCGAATCAAACAAAGAAAAAGTCTGGTGGGCAGCGGACTGCCCACGTCTACAAAAATGTGCGAGAGATGGTTTGCGATGACGCCTTCGCAACACCATTGCTACCTCTTCCTCTCGCTGCTAATTCCACGATAACAGCCGCCTTCAATCCTCTCAATTTAGTCACCATGAAGCTTGGGTCAGGTCCAACTGCATCTTTGACCACTGTTGAGAAAGGGCATCTGAGGTGGTTGGCGCAAATGGCTGCGGGGTTTAAGCAGTATCGCATAACACGAGCTACGCTCATTGTTGTCGGCACACAAGCTTCCACAGCCACAGGTAACTTTTCAGTGTTTTCGAGTCCCGATTACGCTGATGTCTTTTTGACAACTGTTGCCTCATATGCCACCACCGGTCCTGGCACCTCACTTGCCAGCTTAGCAAACAAGGACCAAAGGTTTCCTTTGGTGATTGATTCTAGCTGGAAGAACGTGGTATCGCGACTTATCGCCATTGGCACGGATCAGACGACAATTATCCCAATATCCAACGTGGATGACGCGACATTCTGCTCTATGGCAGTTTCGAACAATTCAACGCTGGCATTGGGCATCGCATATTTAGATTATGACGTGGAGTTCCGAGGTCCTCTCAACTCTTTCCTTCAGGCTTAGTTGTGCTCTCTGTATTTCGTTATAAAATGTCTCCACAGTCGCCTACGTGGTTGCTCAACATCAACCCAGGAGCGGGGTTGTAGACACCAAAAACACTAAACACTCCATGTTGTTCTGTCTGGAACATGGTTTTGATGGCTAGCCGCAAACGGTTAGAACGCTAGAGGAAAACCCAGAGTTGTCTGGGGGGGCCCTCGTGAGCGCAGTCAGGTATATATACGGC